CTTCATTATCCTTTATACCAAAAATATAGTCTATACCCTCGCCTCTTTCATCATTTGACCTTCTAAATGTATCAAATTCGCTTGAATTGACGATTGTTGCTGCGTGTTCATTTGGATATGGCCTTGCCATTTCAATAACTTCTGCTCTTTCTCTAGCTTTTTTTATTGCAGCAGCTTTTCCTCTACTCCAACTAAATCCAGCATCTCCTCCCCAGGCCGCCCAAGCCACTCTGCCTTTTGACGGATATCCCTTTTCTCCTTTTCTAAAACCCTCTGCTTTCTTGTCAACTTCATGGCGACTGAAAAAACTAAACATACGAACTACAACATCTGCGGATAGTTCTCCCCCACCTATTATTTGACTAGCCCTTACTGCTGCTACTTGCGTACCACCAGCCTTACCTTCCTCTTTCCACGCTTTGTATCTTTTTGCCTCTGTAACCATTCCTTGAGTTGGTTTGAGGTTGATCTCTGTGCCACTAACATTTGCCATAGTTAACTAGACTTTTTACGTTTTCTAGATCTTGCTGGTTGTTCTGGTTGATTAGGAGACAAGTCAAGTTGCATTTGTCCCATCTCAATTTCTAAATCTAGATCTTTATCTAATGTTACACCGAGTGACTTGGCAACCTCTTGTTCTCTAGATATTTCAGAGACAATATCGTCATAATCACCGCCATTTGTCTGTGCTATTACTTGTGACTTAGTCATATAGCCAGCCTGTTCTGCCTCTCTATATGCCTTTATTTCTTTTAATGGATCAACATAATGCTGCGCTGGTGGAGTCCATCTTGGTTTGCAATATCGTTTTGAATTAGTGGCATAATCAGGAAAATCTATAACGCCAGATAATACCGCAAGATCTAACCATTCTTTAAATATTCGATAATGAAAATTATCAATTATGTACTTCTGACAAAACTTCCAATGTTCTCTATCTTCTAACAAACTAAGTCTTGAGCTTGAATAGTTAGTCTCTGAGAAATCTTTACTGATTGTTTCAAAACTGCATCCGATTCCTGTCGCAAAACGTCTGATTTTGTTTTTTACAAACATCTCATATTGCTGACTTGGATAATCAATGTCAGGAACAGTGACAGATTCGTTAGGCATAAGATAACGAAAAGTACCAGGCTCAAAGGATTGTATGCGTTGATGGTTTTCGACTTCATCTCCAATTAGCTCCCCCTGGTCATTTTGAATAAAGCCCATTATGCTCGCGCCTGCCCTGGCCCGAATTACCGCTGCTTCTTCGTAGCCTTGCAATTGGTGCATATCAGCCATAACACTATGAAACCAAGGAACACCTCTGTTTTGGCCGGGTCGCTCTGGAAGGAAGAGATGAATTATGTCTTCTGCTGGAATAAATATGTGTAACTTCTGGTTAGCACTGAAATCTAGATAATATGCATCGCCGGGATGTTTTGTAAGAATTGCATATCTTATTGCGCGACCCCACTCATCAACTTCAACACCATTACGCCATTCATTATTTTTATTAAGTGTTTTGCCATCATATTCCTCATCCAGCAAATCACTTTCGATGATTTGCAAAGCAAGTGGCACTTGTGAATTACCAAATGGTTTTCTAACAATTCTAAAAATAGCTTCACCTGATTCACATAATGCACCAGCAGCTAACCATTCAAATTGATGAAAGCTATATTTACCAGCACAATCACAACTATCGGCTTGTGTCCATTCTCCCCATGCTTCTTCAATAATGTTGTTTACTCTTTGATCTCTTTTGCCACCTCGTTGTTGTACAACAAGAGACTGAAACTTCATACCTGTGCCGACAATATTTATTTGTGTTGTACGTTTTGCTTGTCTAGCATAAGGATTGTTTCTTACTAATTCTCTTGATCTATCTCTTAGCTTACGCAAACTATTCCGTATTTCGGCATCGGCGCTTAACTGGCTGCTCATCCAATCAGAAGTCAACCTAGAAACTAATGCTCCTTGATATGCACGAAGATTTTTTAAAGGACTTGCATTTCTACCAAATCCCAAAACACGTTTTACCGCTGTGCTGATGTTTGATCTGATTCCCATTAGATAGCTCCGTTAAAACGTACAAATGTTGCTCTTGGATTACCAAGACCATTAGCAATCATATCTGCTTGTTTTTCCCTTACAAGCTCTGCTTTATATCTACTCTCAAGCATAAGTAACTCTTTTAACTCATATTTCTTAGCTGATCTTGTTCCAATTTTGTATTCCTGTACAACACCACCGCTAATTATGTTTCTTATAGCTGTTTGTATTGTTTCTAAGTCTTTCTCAACCTGACTACGACCATCAAAATTTGATGGTGTTCCGCTGTAGGCTAATCCTTCTAATACTTCAAATTGACCTGTATATATTGTTTGCTTTTCATTACCAGACTTATTTGCAACTGCCTGATAAAACCAATCCCCTGCTACAAATGCTTCTGTAACATTGCTTGCAATGGTAAATTGAAAGCCATCGTTATATGCACTGCTGTTAACAGTTGCTCCAAGTGGCCCTAAATTTGTACGCAAGTAATAGATAACAGACCAATCTGGACTACTAATACTGTTGCCAAAGACATCTTGACTAGCTGGTATGCGCCATTGCACATAATCTCCGGCTCTTATTGTTGTTGGAAAAGTCACGTTTTAGTTACCAATTAGAGATAAAATTCGGCTTTTTAGCCGATTTAGTTTGATTTAATCTTATCTTAGCCTCCTTAAGAGGCTTTTTCTCTTCAAATCTCTTAGCAAATTGGTCATATATGGTTTTTCTGTCATATTTTTGCAATAATCTTTGAAAACTAGCGTATGCATAGACCATTTCATCAAGTGCTTCGTTTGCTTGGTTCTTTTTCTTTACCCAAACACGTTCTTGATAACCATTTTTATGTTTTAATATCTGTCTCTCTGCTGTTAGCTCTTCAAAGTACGCCTGAGTTGTTGTTGGATAGAAATGTATGTATCCATGACCCACTTCTGCATCTTTAAGCTTGTTATGTAACGTAGTTTTAATAATATCGACACCTACTGGATATAAACCTAGCCCTCTCTTAAGAACTTTGCCTCGAAAGTTAATATCTACCCTAGAAATCTTTCCTAATGGTGGTTTGCCCTTAATACCAATACCTTTTATGCCTATAAGACCCAATTGTTCTCTTTCTCTTACATATTGATAAGTTTCTTGTGTGTAGTGACCACCTGTATCAATAGCTGCTGTATCTATTTTTAATTCTTTACCGTCTTCATTCTTATATTTACTTTGCAAAACCTCATCAAGCTGCGCCCAGAGATCTGCTCTAGCTGGTGAACCATAAATAACCTTTCTATCAATCAGATACATTTCTTCATTACGACCGAATCCAATTACTGACATACTCAACCTGTCATCCTGTACGTCAATACCTAACGTAAGAATTAGAACTTCTCTTGGTGGTATACCTTCTTTGTATGTTTCTTCTGCTGCACGTTTTGATAATCCTTCTGCACTAGCTTTTGTATGATATTCATCCTCATAAACCTCTCCACAAGTTACGTTTACAAAAGTCTTTAACTGTTCTTGATCATCTTTACAGGCAAGAAACTCTTCCATCAAATTTTCCCAACTTGCATTTGGTGAGTATGAATATGCAGCCCATATATGAAAACCAACGTGCTTTCCATTTGATGGTGCAGTTGCTCGCCATTCACCACGTTCTACCATCCATCTTTTTTTTGTATGTGGAATATGATGATTACATTTTTCGCATTTATATATTGTTGTACTTGGATCATTCTCAAAACATTCAAAATTAGCCCATTTTAAATACTGCATATGATTGCATTTTGGACATGGCACATAGTAACGGCGTTGATCTGTTTGATTAAATAATTTTTCTATACGACTAAAATCTTTAACTGTTGGAGTAGATCCAGCAACTATTTTTCTGTTAGCAAAAAATTCTGTTCTTTTTATACCAAGCTTTATCTGATCACCCTCAGTTCCAGCAGAAGCTGGATAGCCATCTGTCTCATCGAACAGGACTATACGTCTGCTAACCCTTCTAAATCCTCTAGGTGAGTTAGCACCAACGAGAGTTAGATTGCCGCCGGGAAATAATTTTTGTAGAAGTGTATTTTGACCGTCTTTTGCTTTTGCATCACTAACTAATCCCTGCAAACATTTTGTATCACGAAGCATTGGCGCAATCTCTTCTTTTGAGTAACCAGTAGCATCCTCAATTGTTGGCTGCACGAGCATAATGCTAGTTGGGTCATTATGGATGTGATAAGCAATGATGTGATTCAGAATTTTAGAATATCCAACTCTTGCAGATTTCATTACTGATATTTGCTCAATATTAGGATCAGTAACTGCATCCATGATGCCTTTTTGATATGGCAAAGTGCGCCATCTACCACCCTCTGCTGAACTTTCTACTGAAAGATATGCATATTGATCAGCCCAATCGCTAAGAGTAAGTTTTTTTGGTGGTAAGAATGCAGCGTATGCTTTTTTTTCTAAATCAAAAATACTTGTCATGCAACAGATAATTCTTCTAAAGCTTCTCTAATAATGTCATCTATACAACTAACTGCGCTGTTATCTAAATCAGGTAATCTTTGTTGCGCCTTTGATGGAACACCTAACATTTTATTTCTTGTATTAGTAATTATCTTTTGCCAAGTATTATTTACTTCTTCTACTGGAACAAGACTTTTTTCTTTTTCTTGACGTTCAAGTTCTAGTAACTCAGCTTTTAAATGCTCTGTTCTAGCCTTACTTTCGCCATATTCTGGATATTCGGTTTCAGATTGTGAAGATTTATATGTTTTATGTTCAATTTTTTTAATTAATTTAGGCTCACTCCTTTTAGCCCACTCATCTTTCATCGTATCTGAGTTAATAACGATCTTTCCTTGATTATCTTTGATAGCCGTTAGTCTGCCTTGTTTTATAGCCATATACACAGCTTGGATAGTAACTCCCATCTCTTCTGCTGCTTGTTTTCTGGTGATTAGTGCCATAGAACTGTAAATGTTTTTATTTACAATAGCGTAAATGTAAATATATGGTATAATAC